CCAGGCCACGAGCTCGACGAAGCCGTCGAGCAGCAAATGGGCGACATCTACGCGGCCGCGCTGCTGGAAGCCATGCCGGGCACCGTACTGTATCTCGGCGACCTGATCGACGGTCTACTCGAAGCCAGCAATGTGCTCCGCGTCGTCCCGGTCAACAATTCCAACATCGTCTGCGCGGTCCATGAAGTGCTGATGCCTGGCGCGCTGACCATCACGCCACTATGACGACACTCCAGCGCCTGGTCCGCCACCCGCATACCGCCGTCTTTGACGACGCGCCGCATGAGCAGCTGCTGTTCCGGCTACGGCACCCTAACGGCGCCAGCTGGTCGATCGCCGAAGCGGTGATGACGGCGCGCGCCGGCGCGGTCTCGGTCGACCACGACTTGTCCACAATCACCGTCGCGCAGCTCATCACATCCCTCGCCGGCGCCGGGTTCATGGCGTCCGAGATCAATCCCGAATTCGCCGCCCTCTCCGCGCTCGTGCTGGTGGAAGGCGATGGCGACGAGGGCCGGTCCAATGGCGATCGCGTGTTCGGCTACACCTCCCTGATGTGGGTCTTGATGGGCGGTTATGCAGGTGTCGTGCGCGAAGCCGGGCTGCAAGTTGTCCAGGCGCTGCGCCAGATGCTGATCACGCAAGCCGAAGGCGAATGGCTGGATCTTTGGGGCAAGCTCTACGACGTGGGCCGGCGCCAGGCCGAGCTGGACGCCGTGTACCAGTCTCGCATCCCGAAGGAAGCATTCCGCCTCCGACAGAGCCCTATCGCTATCGAAGAGGCCGTCAAGGATGCCACCGGCAAGGCGATCCGTATCGAGGAGCCATGGTCGAACATCTTCCGGCTGGATGGATCGCTGCTGTCGGGCCCGGACAAGTTCGCGGACGGCGACCAGGTCGGCTACTTCCTGATCCAGCCGACCAGCAGCATGCCGATCGACTGGACCGACGTGCTTCCGGTCATCCACAGGAACCGCGCGGCTGGCGTGCTTGTGCTGCCGCCATTCAGTAGGAACCAGAGCGGCATCGACGCGGACATCGACGGCACCATCGTTTCAGCCATCACATCGATCCATTCGCGGTTTGAGCTCTACCAGGATCGCGCGCTGCTGGACTATGGCGCGATCGAAGACGTCTCGATCCCCAACCATCCGGCCATCTATCGCCGCAGCAAGCGCCACCTTTCCGAGTCGTCGCCCTCGGGCTGGCTGGACTTGTGGTGGCTGAACATTCCTTGGAACGACGAGAACTACCAGGTAGAAAGCCGGCATTCACGCAGTTACCGGCTGTACCGCTACGAAGTCACGTACCTCGGCCAATATTGGCAAGAAATGCCGTGGCAGCACGTGACGTGGGCCGATTTCACCGTCCTCATCAACTCGTCCCACAAGAGGTCGTGACGGCATGATTATTTTAGGAGTGATATAAATGCCAATTCTAACCAGATCCGGTCGGGTCGTTATTGCTGAATCCATCGCGTTGCGCGCAGTCCATCTCGCATGGGGGCTCGGTGACGGTGCCTGGATCACGCCCCCTTCAGAGAACGCAGACGCGACATCGCTCGTCTCGGAGATCGGCCGGCGCACCGCGTCGGAAGTGACCTTTGTCGTTCCCGATGCTGGGGGCGATATCGTTTTGCCGACGGGTAGCTATTCGCGCTCGGCTTCCCCGACCAACCACCTGTTTGTGGTGACGAATTTCGAGTTCGTCGACGCGCAAAGCGCGGTCATCCGCGAGATCGCCGTGTTCGTCGGATCGACGATGATCCCCGGCCTGCCTGAAGGCAGAAAATATTTCGTGCCCAGCGAAGTGCAGAGCCCGGGTCGCATGCTGCACCTGGAAAATATCGCTCCGATCTATCGAAGCCCGGCAATTCGGGAAAACTTTGAAATCGTAGTCACCTTCTAAGGCACAAAATGTCCATCACCATGCCAGCTCAGTATTACGATCGAACTGATCCTGCGAAGGAGTTCGAAAAGCATCTCTTTATCTCCGGCAGGGGATTGCAGTCTGCCGAGCTGAACGAGATCCAAGATGCTGGCGCTAACCGCTTGCGAGGCATCGCAGATGTACTGTTCAAAGACGGCGCTATCGTCCGCGACGCCACCATCATCGTCGACCCCGACACGGGCATCACCCGGTGCGCTTCTGGCGCCGTGTATGTACGCGGCGCCGTCCGTGGCGTGCCGCCAAACAGTTTCACCATCCCATTCGTCGGCACCGTTGCGGTCGGCGTCCGATTGGTCGAGACCATCGTCACCTCAGAGGATGACGCCAGCCTGCGCGACCCTGCGACCGGCACGCGAAATTACGACGAGCGGGGCGCCGAGCGCCTGAAAATCCACAGCCAGTGGGGCTGGGACGGTGATGGCATCGAAGGCGAATTCTACCCGGTCTATGGCGTCGTCGACGGCATCGTCAGCGCCAAAGAGCCGCCACCAAATCTCGATGCCGTCACCCAAGCGCTGGCGCGCTATGACCGCGACAGCGCCGGCGGAACCTATGTCGTCAATGGCATGTCGGTGTCCATGATGGACGATTTCGCCGGCAGCCAGGCATACAGCATCGGCGACGGCCGTGCCCGCGTGTACGGCTACGGCGTCGAATATTCGACCGCCCGCCGCGTGCTGCACCCTGCCGTTCCTGACCTGCTGCGCATTGAATCCGAGCCGCACCTGAGTTCGACGATCGCCGCGCAGCGCATCAATCTCGACCGAGTTCCAGGTTCGGCAATCACCCGCGTCTCCATCACGCACGAGAAAACCGTGACGTTGACCCACGGCGTCGTCACCGGCGCGCAAGACCCGCTGCCGGACACCTCCGTGCTGTCCATCAGCGAGGTTAAGCAGGGCGGCACCACCTTCGTCGTCAACACCGACTATAAGCTGACCAGCGGCACGGTCGACTGGAGCCCATCCGGCGCAGAGCCGGCGCCAGGCAGCACCTATACCGTCAAGTACCAGTACATCACCACCGTCGCGCCAAGCGCGGTCGACGACACCGGCTTCACCGTCACCGGCGCCGTCGTCGGCTCGCTGGTGCTCGTCGACTACAGCCAGAAGCTGCCGCGCATCGATCGCCTGTGCATCGATACCGATGGCCTCCCGGTGTGGATTCGCGGCGTGTCGTCAGCCTACTATCCGCAGGCCCCATCGGTTCCGCCTGACCTGCTGGCGCTGGCCAGCGTCTATCAAAGCTGGACCTCGAGCCGCAAACTGACCAACGACGGCGTGCGCGTTGTCGCGATGCCGTTCATCGCCAGCCTGGACGCCAAGATCGGCTACGCGCTGCAGTTGATTGCGAGTGTACAGCTGGAGTCCAGCATCCATACTCGCGAGGGCGGCGCCAAGAAGGGGTTGTTCGTCGATCCGTTCCTGGATGATAGCCAGCGGGATGCTGGCACGCCGCAGACCGCCGCCATCGTCAACGGCGAGCTGGTGCTGCCGATCACCGCCACCATCAGCCAGATGACCAGCGACATCGCAACGCCGGTCGGCAACGCATATTCGCCGGTGTCTGCCTTGCAGCAGCTGCTGAAGACTTCGTCGATGCGGATCAACCCGTACATGGCGTTCGGCCTGGTGCCCGCCATTGTCACCCTCACACCGAGCGTCGACCGCTGGACGGAAGTCCAAACCGATTGGGCTAGCCCGACGACCAATCGTTTTTCGCGCGGCTCCGGAGACGAGAGCTCGACGTCATCGGTCACCCGGAACCTGCTGATCAACACCAGCACCACCGACATCGAAACGCTGCGCTCGATCACTGTCTCGTTTGTCGCAACCGGCTTCGGCCCGAATGAGCTGCTGTCGACGATGACCTTTGATGGCGTCCTGGTCACGCCGGTGGCCCCATAATCTAGGAACCAATATGGCTTTGAATGCAGACGCATCCGGCGTTATCCGGGGAAAATTCACTATCCCTGTCGGCATCCCGGCCGGCAACAAACGCGTCTCGCTGAACGGCGCCGGCGGGCAGACTGGCGCCGCGACATTCAGCGGACAGGGTAAGCTGGAGCGTCAGACGTTCCAGCAGCAGACCACGATCACCACCACGCATTGGCAGTCGCCGCCGCCGCCTGTGGCGACGATGCCGAACAACGGTGTCGACCCGTTGGCGCAGACCTTCACCATGACCGAGAACATGCAGGCGGCCGGTGTCGATCTGTGGTTCGCCGTGGCGCCTACCACGAACGCGAGCATCCAGATCCGCAGCACGTCTACCGGCTTCCCCGAGTCCCAGATCCTGACTGAGGAGATTGTCCCACCCTCGGCTGTTAATCTCGGCGGCGCGCCAACGCGCGTCATCTTCGACAATCCATTCACGCTCCTGGCCGACGTCGAGTACGCGCTGGTCATCGCGTGTGGCGACGCCAACGGCGAGATGTCGGTGGCCGAGATCGGAAAATTCGACAGCGTCGCGCAGAAGTGGATTACCGACCAGCCCTACAACATCGGCGTCCTGCTGAGCAGCAGCAACGCGTCGACCTGGACGGCGCACCAGGATCGCGATCTGACGTTCCGTCTTCTGGCGGCCAATTACACCCAGACGTCGAGCGTAGTTCAGCTCGGGACCATCGCGGCGACCGCAGTGACCGACCTGATGCTGATGGCCTATGCGGATCGGCCTGATGGCGCGACCGACGTCCAGTATTCGCTGACCATGCCGGACAACACCACCGTGATCACGGTCTCGGACGGGCAGCCGATCCAGCTGGCCGCCGCCATCACCGGAAACGTGAAGGTCTCCGCCACGCTGAAGGGCAACGCCAAATTTTCTCCAGTCCTACACCCTGGCTCGCAGCTGGTCTTGGGAAAGGTCGCAGCCACCGGCGATTACGTGACCCGCGCTATTCCCGGCGGCACCGGCGTCAGCGTGAAGGCGGTTTATGAAGCCTTGGTGCCGTCCGGCGCAACCGTGACGCTACAATACAAGGGGCCGGACAGCGGCGATGCTTGGATCAATATTCCGGTGTCGGCGAGCCGGGCCGTGGATGATGGCTTCACCGAGTTCACCCACGCCGTAACAGGCGTCAATGAGCTGTCGGTGCAGATCAAGATCATCTTGAACGGAACGACGGCCGCGCGGCCACGTGTGCGCGATCTACGCACCTACGTACTGTGAGAATTTTATGATCGATAATCGGACCCCCAATCTCAACCTGCCGCTGCCAAACGAGAACAACCTCATGCGATCGGAGGATGTGCCGCGCTTGCGCAACGCAATCACGTCGATCGATCAGGCTCTCGCCGACCGCGTCACCGCTCCCCAGCTAGCCGCCGCGATCGCAGCGCTCGTCGGCAATGCTCCCGCCGCGCTGAACACGCTCGCCGAGCTTGGCGACGCGATCAATGACGACGCCAGCTTCGCGGCCACCATTATGTCGGCGCTGTCGCAGAAGCTCTCTGCCGTCCCGGTCGCCACTTCGGTCGCTCTCGGCGGTTTCAAGGTAGGTTCAGGCCTGAACATCACCGGCGATGGCGTCTTGTCCGTCAACGGCGCTGGTATCGGCACGGGCCTACCTGCGTTCCTTGATGTGAACATGGTGCCGGCTTCGGATGGGCAGACCCTATTCACGCCGGCTGGCGGCTATTCGCCTGGCTTGGTCGATGTGCTGCTTAATGGCGTGATGCTCATGCCCGTAGATTTCAGCGCGACGAACGGCACTACCATTACGCTCACGGTCGGAGCGAACATGGTCGACATTGTCAAGCTCCGGAAA